TTTGTCCTTTCTATTAGGAGGGCGGGGGCATTATACCCCCACCACTTACCTATTAAGTTATGTTTAAGCTAATGTGCTTAAATCAATGTTGATGTCGATAAGAGCATCTTTTTGGTTGTTAAATGTTTTCTTTCCATATAACATCCAAGGCAATACATTAAGACCCAATTTAAGTTGTGGTTTTCTGAACTCAACTTGTGGGAATCTTTGCATTACTAAATCAATTGCTCCCAATTCTCCGGCTAAAGCATGCATTATTGTTGATGACCATGGATCAGCAGTATCTGAAGTTGCAAGAGCCATTTCTCCAGCTCCTTTAAATACAATAGAAAGATATGTTGTTCCATCTGTTGCCGTCATTCCACCATTAAATGCTGCTTTTGTAGCTGCACTTTGTGCTGACCAATTTGCACCTGCTGCTACTCCATTTAGATAATCTACTAGATTATCAATAGTATTAGCTGTGGCTGCACCAATTTTAACCTCATCTTCTGCACCTGATAAAGTCGTTTTAAATGTAATTGTTCTTCCATTGATACCAATTGTTTGTGCATCTGATGGATTATTTGCAGGAGTCCATACTGCTTGAGATGTTAGGTTTGTAGATAAGAAAATCTTAAATCCAAATCTTTTTCCAACGAATCCATTATTTCCAACTTCATCACCGAATTGAGTGTCTTTGTTAGATAGATATAGTTGTAATGTTTCAAGCATTGTAGGAGAAATAACTATAAATCTCTTTCCAAGTTTAACATTTTTGTTTGTTAAAATTGTGTTAGCCTTTGAGAATATCTTATTGATGTTATCTGTTCTAACTGAGATAGGAGTTGTTGCTCCGACTTCTCCAATTGTAGCTGCATACATGTCTGTAGTAGCGTTTGCATACTCAGCTAAAATATCTGCATCTACGATCTGGTTTAGAGCTTGCATTGCATCATCTCTAAAGTCCATTTCTGTATCAAAAGAGTTCTGAATTTCATCTACTGAATCTACATAAAAAGGAGCTACTTTAGCTGTATTAACAACTAATGTCTCATCTGTAGCAGAAACATCTTGTAATGAAACATCTGTTCCTTTTGTGTAGGTTTGACCTGATATAGGCGATCTATATGGTCTATGTGCTGTGTCTCCATCTTTCAATGAATCTCTCAATTCATTGTTTGTGATGGCCATTGCAACTAGCTCTTTATAACGAACTATTTGCATTTTTTTAGCCCATATCGCTTTATTTAGGGCTGTTAATGAATTAGCCATTTTGTTTTTGTGTTAATTGTTAATCTTTTAGATTAACCCTTTCTTTTTCTTTTTCTTGTCTTCAAAATACTTATCAGCCTCTTCAATTCCCATGTTAAGAATTTGCTCGTCTGTTAGATCTTCGCCATATCTTCCTTTGTCTTTATCAGACTTGTTGTGTGAATAGCCATCCGCTCCAGACTTCGCTCTATTCTTTTCTTCACTTTTAACTACATTGAAAATGTATGATAGTGGTTTTTTGACATAGTCTTCCGAAAAAGCAAGAGTTTTAATTCTTTCTTTGTGTTTTTTCGCAAATGATATATCTTCTTTTTCTGTAAAAGTCTCAACTAAATTCTTTTGAAAATCTTTCTCAAAAAATTCAGCTTGCTTTTGCATTGTTATAGAATTGTCAATTTGCTGTATCTTCTTGCCATATTTAGCGTCCATTATATCTAAAGCAACTTTAACACCGCTTTTTAATATCTTATCTGCAAAGGCCTTAGCATTCTTTGGATCAACACCAAATTCGCCTGCTAAGTCTTTTAATTCCTCTTCGTCCATTTCTGGAATAGAGTCCATGAGCTTTTGCTCTTCTTTCTCAGATAATTTATCAGTGAGTCTCTTGATTTCGTCTTGAGCCTCTCTTAGCTTTTTCTCGGTCTTAAGATGCTTTTTTAAACGAACATATTTTGGCTTTCGCTCGTCTTCCTCAAAGTCATCATCCGGATCATCTTCAGACTTGTCCTCATCTTCTGAGTCTTCGTCTTCGTCTTCTTCTTCAGATTCCTTTTTAGAATCGTCGCCCCCCTTATCGTCCTCCAAGTCTTTATCTTCGGCGTTATCTTCGCCTTTGTATTCTCCTTGTTGGCCGATTTCATCTCCTAAATCATCATCAATGATTTGGTTTTTGTTTGTGTCTTCCATACATAATATGGTTAATTATTATAAAAAGCTCTAATATAGAGCTAATTTTATTTAGTTTTACCTATTTGCTTTGCCTTTCCTATTTCTTCTTTTCTCATTTTCTCATAATCTCTTTGCTTTTTATCTAGCAGTCCACCTTGAAATGATGCCTCTCTTCTGGATGGAGTCATCTCTTCTCCGTATTTATCTGAATATCTTTTTAGAGCCTTAGAAATTCCTAGTTGCTCTTGCATTCTAGATGTTTGTCTATTTTGTTTTGCAGTATCTATTTTCATTTTTCCTGTATCAACTGCATCTTTTATGTATCTTATTAGTTTTCCCATAATTTTGTTATATAAAAAGGCCTCCTTAAAAATAAGGAGACCTTTATTATTCCCAATGGACGGCTCACATTGAAAACAAAGCTCTATATCTTCAAGGAAGCCGTCTTATATATTGTTAACAAACTAGTAATAAAACCTTTCACAATATAATTATATCACAGATAAATAATTAAAGCAAATATTCTATTACGAATACTATTTAATTTCCCATCTGTCTAGTCCTGTTGCTTGTCTTGATTTCTCTACAAGCTCTTCTGCCTCTTCTCTTGTATCAAATTCTTGAACAAGATCGCCACCAATTGTCTGGCCTATTTCGTCCATAGATAGTTTTGTGTAAACACCAAACTTACCATTTGACTTTTCTTCTTTTTTATCTTCTTTTGGCTCTTCTTTTTGAGCATCTTCCGGAACTTCCGGAGTTTCTTTTTCTACAGATTCTTCTGTAGATTTTAATTCTTTTTCTTCTTTAAGTCCTGTTTCTTTTGATGTATCAACAGGCTTAGTTGCTGTTCTTCTTGGCATAATTTTTTTATTATGTTAATTAGTTAATACTATCTTCGTTTTCTATCGCTTTTTCTTCTTCTGATTCTGGATTATAATCTTCTCCCAATAATGTAATAAGAGTTGTTTCTATTGTTTGAATCTTAGTCTCAGACACCATTATATTATCAACTATACTTACTAAGGCGTTAGCTTTAGCAATATACTTGATCTTATCTTCTTCTGATACATCATCACTCAATATGAGTAAAAATAATTGGACTAGTTGTTCTCTAAAGTTCTTTATTATAAACTTACCTGCTGATGAATCTGATATCTCCTTATTATTTACCAGTTCTTGAATGTATCTTTGTAAACTCTTAATTGTTGACTTGGTTGTTGAGTCCTGCGTTTTCTGGTATTTGCTCAACACTTTCTCCATTAGGTAATGTATTTTCATTTTGATTTATATTAGGTTGATTAGTTATCTGTAGCATTTTAGCTTGGAATGCGAAGTTCTTTATGGATATAGGTATTTCAAGCTTTATATGCTCATATAAGGCATCTAATTGCTCATCTGATAGATATTCCCTATTCTCATCAATAAACTTCAAGTGGTGGTTTAAATGGATGTTATTAGCACTTTTATTTGGAGTAGCACCCTTTCCGGATATAATATTTTGATTATCTTGACTTGCGGATATTATTGAGTCTGCATGGCCATTTCCTGATACATCCATAATCTTTTCTATCTGTTCTTTGCTTGCACCTGCTGTCTCTAGAATAATCTTATATGTTTCTTTCTTGTTCACAAAATCAAAGTTAATTCCCTCTGCTATAACTTTAGATATAGACTGATTTAACATTTCCTTTGCTTTTGCCTCTACACTTCCTGACTTAATTATAACACCTAATTTACTAAATTCGTTTACATCTTTTCTCTTCAATTCTACAGAAGATATTGCATCCTCTCCAAATATTGTAATAGCTGTCTTGTTTGTATAGTTAGATATTAAATTGTTAAGCCATAGCTTACCCAACTTCTCATAATATCTCTTATAAGATTTATTTAATAATCCCATTCTATCAGCTACGCTAGCGACATCTCCCTCGTATACTCCTACCTTTTTATCTTTATCACTCATTCCTTGAGCCTCTGGAGTTATTCCTGATTCCTTTGCGTTTATATTTCCTAAAACATTAAATAAAGATTCTGTATTGCTAAATAGATTATATCTAAATTGGAATATAGCATTATCCGCTCTCTTGCCTTTCAAGTCCATAGGAACAAGTCCACGAGGACGTGGAGTGATAAGTGCCGGATTCTTAATGACTGATGTATCATATCCTATCATTCCATAATTCTGATAGTTTCTATTATCTATTTCCTGATTTATCAATACGCTCTGAGACTTAATGATATCTCTTAGTCTATCTGCAGGAGATGGAGAATAAAACTCAAAAGGATCTGGATATATTGCCCATGTAGCAAAAGGCCAATAAGGTTTTCCAGTATATGGATTTATTATCGGGAACATGTCTACAAGCTTTTCAACTCTTACAGGAATCTTATCTTTATGACTAAATAATACATAATATCTGTTTCCCTTATACGTTGTGCATAGTAAAGTAAACTCTGTTGTTTTCTCTGACTTTAAATATTGAGATGAATCAACTCCTAGACTCTCTCTACGATTTAATTTCTCTTGATTCTCTCCGGAGTTCTCTACTATTGTGTCTCTAGATATCCCCTCAAATATCTTTTTTACATTTTCTTCAATGTATATTTTTTTATTATCAAAAGAATATTCACTTCTAACTATATTATCAATTCCGATATAATCTGCTTTCTCTTCATCAACCCCACCTGCTGATGGATCTATCAATGAGTCATATATATCAACAAGCTCATAATGATGTAAATATACTCCACCTACTTTAGTCGCATAAATATATGACATTGATCTGCCATATATAGAGTTCATCTTTTTAGTTAAGATATCTTTAAATGCCCAGTCTCCCCTATCTGGGCTAGAATCAAACTCCCATGCTTTCTCAGCTTTCTTAGCATTGTTTATGTCTGCTGTTTCTTGTGGAGAAAAAGACAACATAGGAATATCATCTGTTTTAGATAAAAGAGTATCTATAAATCCGGGCATTATCGGCAATAGATAATTACTCATGTTTGGCAATACGGGCTGTTTTCTCAAATAATATAAGTCTTCGTTTTCTTGCCAGTCTTTAACTCTGGTTTGTTTTACCTTGATAGCGTGGTCTCTTTCATTACAACATTGATCAATAAGTTCTAGTAATTCTCCCTCATCAAGGTTTATTTTTTTTAATAATTCTGTTTGTTTCATAACGGCTTTTTGTTTTAATTATTGCATCATACCGGGATATAATGGCTCTTCCCGATATGTTTCTGTGCCGTCTTCATTTCCTAAATCTATTTTTAAATCACTTCTTTCTTCCCCAATTCTTTTTGGAAGAGAGTGTAATATTTGCTGTTCTTGTCTAAAGTGGTCTCCCTCTTTCTCGTTTGTCATCTGATCTTCAACTAAAGCTGTATATCTTAACATGTCCGCTCCATGAGAAGTCCAGTCATGCACCGCTTTATCACTATATTTTAATAATATTTCGTCCCATTCTCTCCTGTATTGACTTATAGCATTGATAAATTCTTCTAACTTTGAATCTATTATCAGTCTTGAGAATAACAGTCTTGTTCTTTCTATACCATCATCAAAGCCAACTTTTGGAACGTTTATAAATTCTATACCCAATTCTTTTGCTGTCTCTTGTCTAGTCTTTCCAGTCGATAATTCTCTTTGTTTAATATCATGAGGAGCAAAGTGTTTTCCGTAGATATATGGTTTTTCTTTTAATAACTTTATGTAATATGGGAGTCCTTGTCCTGAGTCCTCAATATAATCTATCATTCTCAATACTCCTTTTGTTCTCTGGAAGAATCCTATTGACATTGCATCATCTACGCCTAAGTCCCATACTGTATGGACTAACAATGCCGGATCATAAGGAGTCAATGTTATTCTCTGTTCTGCTCTCATTTGCTTAATCATTGCAGTATAGAAAGCTCCTTTTATTTCGTATTCATCCCAACTACCTAGCCTCCAATATTCCCTTAGTCCATCTGGTAGTCCATCAAGAAATTTAATATATGTCGGATCTTTCTCCATAAGATATGGATTATCATCTACCCTAGATGGAATAAATACTCTTTTTCTTCCTGTAGTCTCATCATCTGTTATAACTGGCTTATTTGGTATTCCTGATAAATTCCATCTCTTTTTAATCCAATTATGGCCTTTTCCTCCGGGATTAGCTGTTGCAAATACCTGAGGGATTAACCCATCAGCTGTGCTACGACAAGATGATATAAGCTTTAAATATAACTGTTCTGATGGTATATGTTCTAATTCTTCAATAAGTATTTTAGGATATTCATGACCCTGATATTTTTCATAAGCATTCTCATCCTTTAAATGACCTAAGATTATATTTCCTCCCTTAGGGAATTTAATAGAGTTTTGAATGAAGTCTGCTCCAGTTCCTCTAAACATTATCTTTGCTCTAGATACCCAGTCGTGTAAATCGTTTGAGTTCTTTCTGATAACTAAAGCTCTATATCTTGGATGGTTTATATCATACAAAAGCCATGCTTGACCTGCATCAGTCTTTCCTCCTCCTCTAGCTCCGCCAAATAATATTTCAAATTCTGTTCTCAATAAAGCCTCAGTTTGCTTTGGAGTTGGTTTCCAGATTATCTCTTGTTGCTGTTCCATCTTCTTTTTGTGCCGTCTGATTATTTAATAATTCTTTTGCCGGTAAATATACTACTCCACCCTTTACATTTAGATCCTGTTCCGTCTTCTCATTCATTCCATGATTAGCAGATAAAACTAATTTAGCAATAGTGGGATTATAATCTCCAGAAAGTCCATTGTTTAATAATCTTTTTTGCTGTTCGATACTTATCCTTTCTAAAGCGTCCGAAAACTCTTTGTATTTTGCTCTCCATTCATACACAGTGCTTTTACTCACTCTTATATAAATTGCAAAACCCTCCACAGTTGGAAGATTTACTTTTAACTTATTTTTATATAATTCCGTTCCTTTAGCAGACAAGCCAACTATTTGAACTTCCTCTTGATCTTTACATAATTCTAAATACTCATCTACTAATAATATTATATTTTTACTATACAAAGTTGGCCTACCATTTTCAGATTTTTTAACCTTTGGTTTCCTTATAGACCTTTTATTAGATTTTTTAACCTTTGGTTTATTTCTCATATTATTTTTTTACTTTTATCCTATCGTCTTTTTCCTTATAAATTAAAACCTTGTTTTCTATTATCTTATCAAGATAAAATTTTATATTTTTCATTCCTATTGGAGTAATATATTCTATAAAACTAACTATTCCTCTATCCATGCATATATCTTTGCTGTTAGTAAATCCCTTTTTATCTACGAGTAAAACGTGATAACAATAGCTATCTGCTAACATAGAATATTTTTTAGATTCTTTAAGAATCTCATTTTCTACTATCTTCATGGCTATTAAATCAGATTTGTGTGCTTTCGGAAGTATTATCCCCAACTTGAAAGGCTTTACTTTACCCTTATATTTATCTTTAAATTTCTTTTCTATCATCTTAATTATAATTTAAACTATTTTCCACCAATAATCATAAGTTTTTTTATAAAATCCTCCACTTATAACCTCTCCTTTAAATCTTCTGAATGCTTTTCTAGACTGAATCTTATAATATCTTGAGTGTTTTCCCATAGACCAGAGCCATTTATTCTTTGATCTATAGTCTTTTCTTGTTAAATAATTTCCTATACGCAAGCCATCTTCTGGCCATTTTAACTTAGCCTTTTTATAACACATAGCATAATTTTAATTATAAATTATGCTTTGTTTTTCCTTTCATTCTTTTTAATCATCTTTTGAATAGTCTTGTCTAATTCATTTATGGCCACTCTTGCATTGTCAGATTCTTTCTTTCCGTCCTCATCAGCCGTTTTAATATAAAAAGACAAAATCTTCTTTTTTGATTTTGTCCCATAGAATATTATAAATAAATCCGTGCATATACTTACAAAGTTTCCATCCCCTGTTATTATCATTGGGAAGAAATATGATAGCTTTTCCATTTTAAAGTCTTTCTGGATATGATCTCTTATATCCATTATATTTTTCCATATAGAGACTTTTGTTTTGTTTAGTTTATTTGGCATCTTCTTGTTCTCCCTCACTGGCCTTTATGATTTCTTCGGCCTTTTCCTCAGATATTTCTTTCTCTGAAGATATTTCTGATTCTTTTTGTGCCTTGACTAAATTATCTCTTTCTTCTTTCCAGTCCTGAACTCTTAAAACTATCTGAGCTTTTGTTGCATCTCCATTTATGTTTTGAAATGTTCCTATCATCTTGATACCAGTATTCATTGTAAGTCTTTGATATCCATCTAAAAATGATGATATTCTTATCTCTAAGTCTTTTTCTTTCTCTTTTTTACTATTTTTGAACAATTTTGAAAAGTTTATGCCCATATTTTTATTTTTTTAATGGTTTTTTTGTATTTTGTAATATAATTATATCACATTTATAAAAAAATAGCAAAAATATTTAATCTTTTTTGCTATTAGAATCTTTTTTATCTTCGTCCAATTCTCCATCTTCTCCTACAATTACAGCTATCTCATTCACAAAAGACAATAATTCATTATGGTTGTCTACTAGACGATTAAATAATTGTATTATTATTTTAGTAAGAGTTCCTGTTCCTATCTTTTCGTCTATCTTATTAACCGGCTTTAATTGTTTTATCATATACTTATTTAGCTCCTCCATAATATGCTAAATCTTTATCCCGCACAAGGCTAGACAAGGCTAGAATATTTGATCGGGCATAAAATAGAGGAGCTTTTATATAATAACCCAAAATAGACGAGTTAGCAAGATTATAGCTTGCTACTGTCCTTAACGGGTATTACTTTGTTAATTATCAAATAACGTATTCCTTTTTTCGTCTTGATATTCTTCTCTCTTTTTCCATGAACACTCATCAATGCTCTTGATAAATATAAGTCTAGGCTGTCTCTTATATTTCCACGCTACATGACTTGTATTCAATATCTGTCTTCCTAGAGTCATTGCCATATCTAAACATGGTATTTCTGAATATATGAACTTTATACCATCTGGAGTAGGATACCATCCGTCTTTAGTATGTCTGACTAAGAAAAAATACTGTAATTTTTGAAAGTTGTTATATTGATTCTTTGTTAAATCTAAATTCTTTTGTAAATTACATGCCGTCTTATTTATCTCATAAAAATCTACTAAGGCTCTTAGGGCTGAAACTAACGGCTTATTTAGTTTGTGAGCGTATGCAGTTGTTATATTTCCGCAATGCTCACATTTTTCCTGATAGTTTGCCATATATTTAGTTTGTTATTTAATCCCCATTTTAGCTTTTAATATGTTAAGCTTTCCGTTGCTTTTCTCTTGAGACTTCTCTGCACTTTTTATATCTTTTAATATCTCGTTTGTCTTTTTATACCCCTCAAAAACTCTCTCTTCTTTGATATAAGATATTTCTAGATATTTTTCTAGACTAGATAACCTCTTTCTAATTTCTGTTATCTTTTCATCTAGAGATTCGATATCTTTAGACATAAATCTTAATTTCATATCTGTAAGAAATGTGTCATCTAGATTAGTTTGTTTTTTTGTCATGGTGGTTTATTTTATTAAATAAATATTGTATTAAAATGGAATGTCCTCTATATTTATTTCCTCTTCTTCGTCTTGAACATTATCTTGTCTTTCTTGCTTATTGCCTGATGGACTACCCATAAATTGAACGCTACTAACAAGGATTTCTGTTATATACTTTTTATTTCCATTTTTATCATCCCAACTCCTAGACTGTATTTCTCCCTCTACAAATAGCTTATCTCCTTATTTCTGGATCTTTTGCTTTTTCTTCTTTTGGCTCTTCTATAGGCTTATCCTCTGGAGTTTTAACTGGCTCTTTTAATCCATCTATAATCTTATTCAACTTATCTATCCATTGATTACCCTGATCAAATGTAAAATCTTTTAGAGGTTTTTTCATTATAGATTCGATAGTAGATATTTCCTTGCTAGCTAAAAATGCTAAGTTGTGTATCTCATCTATTTGCTTTTCTGTTATCTTAGCTATACCGGGCTTACTTGGTGGAGTTGGCTTACTAGGAGCTTTAGGAGCTTTATCTTTATTATCATCTATATTTCCATCAGTATCATCATCCCCAGTCATTATTCCAAAAGCATTACAAAAAGCGTATCGCTTAGCAAATGTTAGTCTTGCTCCATACTTTTGAACATCAGACATATATTCTTCTTTGCCAATAGGAACAGAGAATGCTGATGATTCTGAGTGCCCTAAAATATGTTTAGCAACACAAACTACATTTAACATATTTTCTAAATTCTCAGTCCTTATAGAATATGATAATCCATTCTCACTCAGAATACTTTTTATTTGAGAGATTATAGAATCAAGAGGAGCATATCTATACCTCTCCTTTCCGTTTTTATCATTTACAACTTTTTCTTTTTTAATTGTAGGGCATTCTCCTTGAAATTTTGACATGGCCTCATCAAATGCTTTCTTTGCCTGTTCTGCCATGACCTCTCTTCTCATCAATAAAAACTTCTCCATAGTTTCTACGGGAAGTTTCTCTTTTATTGCCTGACTTATTAGATTCTCTATTATGGAAGTATTAGTTATGACAACTTCCTTTTTTTCTTTTACCGCTATAGCGGTTGTTTTTTTGCCGTCTTTCATAAGTTTAGTCTTTTAACTTTTTAATATTTTTAATGTTGTTGTTAATTATATCTACTATTGGAGAGATATAATCAACTCCTAATATATGTTTTATTTTTAATAGTGTTCCTACATGAATGTGCATTCTTTGATAATCAGACATGTTCTTTATCTGTCTTAATGTTTTATATGTGCATCCCATTCTTTTACACATTTCTCCGTAAGTCATTTTCTTTTCCTCCTTAAGTTGTTCTAGAGTTTTTCTCATAAAGTTATCCACAGGTTAATTTTTATATCTTAATTATATCATTTTATTTTTGATATTGCAATATCAATTATATTCTATCTTTTTAGACAATAAGTCCTTTATATTTTTGTCTATTTCTTTTTCCATTATTAGTAATTCTGATACTGAATATATGTGCTTTTTCCTAGAATCTTTTTCTAATTTATCTACCCATTCGATACCATAGTCTTTTATAAGATGACTTTTATATACAGATAAATTTCCACTCAAATGATCGTTGCAGTGAATACACTGGAATTTATAATTTCTTTCGTCGAAATCTAACTTGTTATGAATGAAATGCCCGGCATTTGCATTCTTATAATGCTTTATTTTTCCACATGTATAACATCTTCCGTTTCCATACTTATCAGAAAGTTTTAATCTTATATACTTCCTGAATTTTTCCTCCACTCTTTTTTCTACTTTTTGTCTAGAGTTTTTTACTCTATATTTCATTCTCTTTAACTTTTCTTTTTGCTTTTTCTTTTTATCTCTTACCTTTTTAAGAGACCATTTTACGAGATCATCTATCCTCTTACATTCTCTGCATAATGATATTCCCGGAAGTCTTTTATTCTCCCCGCACTCTTTGCATGGACGATCTTTCGTTTTTATATACATATATTAAATTTAATAAACACCTTTTAATCCCGCTTTAAGAGATTCTATTCTTACCTTTACTCCAGACAATAATCTCTCATATCCTTTCATTTTGTATTTTATAGACTTTATTACCATATATTCCGTGCTAAGCTCAAACTCTCTTTCAAACTCTGCCATTGATTTAAGCTCCTGAGACTTTAATTCTTTCTTCTTATTTTGAACGCTCCTTATAGAATATATCATTTCATCAGATAACATTGCATAATCCTCACAACATAAATAATATAACTCTTCCAGTTTAGATAAGTTATTGAAACACTCCTTTATGCTTTTAATTCTTTTTGTTATATCCATCTTGTTTTAATTTTAAATTGTTTATTTCGCTTATAATATATTCTATAAAATATTTATCGTATTTGAATTTTTCAAAGTCTTTAGTTATCTTGTCTATTCCGGATGATATTCTTTTTAAGACGTCTTTATCCTCCCATATTATTTTAAGACTATGAAATATATCTATATGCTTTTTCATAAGATCCACAAGTTTTTGATATTCTAAGTAGTTAAAGTCTTTCATAGATTATTTAGATTTATTATATAAGCCATTATATTTTATTATTTGATTTACCAAACTTTTCAATTCTTCTTCCACATATTCTTCTGTTCTTATTACATTATCTGCAAAGTTTCCAAATTCTTTATTAAATTTCAAACTAGCCTCATCCATATTTGAATATAACTTTATAATGATTAACGCTTACATCTTTTGACTCTATCTGTTCTGCAAAATATGTCACATTATCAGATAAACCAAGAAAGTGTTTTTTATATGAATCCTCACCGACTTTACAAGTCAAATTTAATTCTGTTGACGTTCTATCATTTCCTAGTGAACAGAATCCCTCAACCGACAACAGATATTCTCCGGTTATTCCATTATAAAATACGATTCTTCTATTTACTTTAAACATATCTGCATCTTTTGATAAGTTGTAAGATGCAGTATCGGCATCACTACAACCCGCCAATAATGGCATCAAGCACACTAGAAATAAAATTAGTAATACCTTCTTCATAAACTTTTCCCTTTCTTTATTAAATTATAAATTATTGTTCGCTCGTCTTATTACCAAATATTTTTTCTAACATTTCTACAAAGTCTGATAATGTCATATTATCGTGGAACATACTTAACAGCTTATTTACGATCTTATCTTTTTGACTTTCTAACCTAAGATCTATGATTTCCTTATCTGCTTTCTTTTGCTCCGTAATACCCGCAATCCTACCATCATTAAATGCCTTTTTTGTTTGAGCTTTAAATATGTCTATAAGTTCGTTATATAGACGACTATTATTTTCTATAGATTCCTTTATTTTGTGAATTAACACTTCATTTCCCATATATATATTATTATTTATAAAATCATTCCCCCAACTATCTGGAATGCCCATAGGAACTGCATGACCATAGTTAATATAACACGCCTCCTTAAAACGTTCTTTCGGAATCTCGTTTGCATCCATAATCATTTTTTCAATTTTATTCATATATTATTACGTTATATTCCTGCCTACCGAATTGTATTGCCTCAATAACTTTATCTCCGGGCATAGCTATATCAAAATAATCACACCCGTAGCGACTATTCATCCTATCTAAAACTACGAATCTTCCCAGTCCCTCAATTTCAACCTCTGTATTTTTAGGAAGACAATTATTTGCAATTACTTTAACTCCATTTTCAAGTAGTTGGCAGAGATTATCTCCATAAGCCCCAACACAAAAATCTAAATCCGTCTGATATGCAACTAGATTATATGCACTTATAACCCCCTTAATTTTACTTGAAACGGCCTGTATTTGGATAGTTTGAGGCTCTTCATGATAGTTTATACCTTTTTCTATGTTTTTAATCCAAATAAGCCCTATAATGAGCCATACAAGAAGAATAAATATTCCTACTCTACTTGTTCGTAGATTATTTTGATAACCCATATAATTTATAGGCACAAATCTTTTTGGTATTTTTGGCTCTGCCGTATAGGCAGTTCCTACAAAATACTTATACTCTTTTACTTCGTTTTTGTTTTTCATTTTTTTATTTTAATTATAATTTTTCTAACCTATTTAAAACGCTATCAACAAACTCTTCGTCATAATCTTCTTCATAAGCTATCTTTTTTAAATCAGTTATAAGTCCTGTAATTAAATAATGATCTGCATCTTTTATCTTATCTACAATTATCTGATCTTTATAATTACAGTGCCCATCTTGATATGCACCATTGTGAGTAGACTGATCATCATACCAGTCCTGTATAGAATCTTCTACATAGCATGCACTTTTTATTAAGTGTAAACAATACGATATTTGTTTGTCTGTTATCATAGTTTTAGTTATCCACAGTTAGTTAATATAATTTAATTATAGCAAATTATTTATTGTTATTCAAGTATCAATATTATTACTTAAATATTGTCTATACAATTCATGTGCATTGCTCAGATTAAACTCTTTTTCATTCAATATAAATGTATGTATTTCTTCATGACAATTCCTACAAACTGGAACGACGTCTTTTTCTGTCTCTCTAAATAAATTATCATAATTATTATGATGCAATTCAGTAGCATCTTCAAAACAACAATAACAAGTTCTGGTATGATTCTTAAAATAATTTTCTCTAAACTTCTTCCAATGTTTAGACTTTAAATAAGATTTATAGTCTCCGTTATAATTTTCTCTTAATTTTTCGTTAGATAGATATTTTCTAAACCTCTTGATTCTTCTTTTGGATTCTGAAATATCTATGCCCAAATTTTTTAAACACTCAAATTGTATTTCCATCATCTTGATCTTTAATATTTGTCTTATTATTTTTTATCAACAACAAAAAGAATCTGTTCCAAGATTTATCTCCTTTTAAGTCTTTTAATTGTTTTACGGTTGTATCGTCTAACCTAAAACAATAGGGTTTATATGTTTTATTCTTCATAATTATGTATTACCAATTGTATTACATTATACGCCCCTATCAACTCTCTCCATTTCTTTCGGAATATTAAAGTATAAATATATGTTTGAATCTGATTAAATGTGCTTTAATAATGGCAATATAATGATTTATACGTATTAAAAAGGAATTATCTATTTTCTCTTCGGCAAGAGAATATGTCTAATTCTTTT